CCGCGTCCATTGTGGCGCTAGAAGTGTACAACGCGATCTTAAACGACTGGCTGGTATTGGAACTTAAATCCATCTCCCCGTCAAACAAAGCTAGTTTAAAGGACGTACACATGTAGTTTCCGGTAAAAGCCATCTACTAACCCCTATTTACCGCTTGTCGCGCTTGCCCCGAACGGTACGCGTCTCGACGTAACTTGCCATTACCTAACTCTACTAACAAAGTAATAGCTTGTAGATACAGTTTCTCGTAGTTGGCAATAACATCAGGCTCACCTTTTTGGAACCTAATGGCTTCTATAAGTGCGCCATTTAGCAACGCGGCACTAGCATTATTGCCCAGCCAAGACGTACTACCACTAACAATAGAGGTGGGGTAAGCGCCGTATATATGTTCAAGTTCGTAGTTAGCATCAGGAGTAGGCGCTAACTCAATCTGTGTCTGGCTATACTGTGCGTAAAACTTAGGTAGTCCGTACTTTGCGCTGGTATTAATAGGGTACGCTTCACGTATAAAGTTAACGTCTTTGTTTAGCAAAAATGTGCTAGTGCTGCTTGTTATGACGGCTATGCTATAGGTGTACAAATGGTCGGTTGGTAGTGTGTACAGCTTGTTTGTAGATACTAAAGGTCCATCGTCCGATTTACGTAACGCTGGAATATCCACCGTCTGTAGTATCTTTTCCTCCGCTTGTTGCGTAAACATAGCGAGCTGGTCAGCCGTGAAAGACGTTTCACAGATGTCCTCTATATTAGTTTTAAGCGAAGCATAATTCATAGCTTACCCCATCGGCCCTCTTGCATAGAGTCCCTTGGTTGCCGCGCCTGTGCCACGTATTTTAACCTTGCCACCGTGTTTGTACGCTGACTGCATAGGTTTTCCCGATTCTTTGGCAGCGGCTTTTGCTTGTGCCATACCTTTAGCATCGTAATTAAACTCTTTGTTCCCAACCTTGGGCATAATATATCTCCTACGATATAGTTACAATAACGTCGCCTATTGTGGCGGTTGCTTCTAAGTTGTTAGCGGTCAACCCGTATATGTTATTCCCGTCGCCCACGGGGTTCCAACCCCACTGTATGTTCCTGCTACTATCATAACCCGCAAAATCAGGTCGCGGGTTACGCACAGCTTGCGGATCATTTACCGGAAACTCGCCCAATTTGTTCTGAGGGTGGTCACCGCTCCAACACTCACGACATGCCTTTACGTTAGTATCCTTACCTTTTGTTACGATATTTCGCAACTCTTTTAGCTTATACTGGAACCCACAGATGTCACACTCGGCTATAACTTTTTGAGACGAGGTGAACTGATTACCCATTACGCAATCCTACCTATACGTGGTACAAACCGCGCCGATGTTTTCTCCCTATCTTCGTTTGCGGCCATCTCAAACTGTTCGTCATACACAGTTTTTAACATCTGTACTCGGGGCATTAACTCAGGCACCTTCATAGCAATGTGATATGCTAGCCCCGCAACTAAACACGGTAAGAACCGGAAGTTCATATCCGCAGTTTCTACACCTGCGCCAGCGTCTTGAATGCGGCGCATACGCCAATAGTACAAAACATAGTCGTTGCTGTCAGGGACAGGCCAGACGTTTACGTGAGGTTCATCTCGTAGCCGCTCTATGTATAACTGAATAGGCCGACCCTGCGATAGCTTATTGGGTATAGACGCGTACGTACTCACACTAATCCTGTTTATGGTAAGGTCTGATTGTGTCGTAGCGTTGCCACTATTAGTACGTATTTGATGTTCCATCAGGTCAATAGTATCTATCGGTAGTTGATACCGCGAAGTGCCAGCTATTAAACTTACGGTCCCTGAATCCACCGTCCACATGTTAATGCCACGGTTCTGCCACTCGATTGTCATCAAGTTCATAGACCGTCTAGCAGTGCGCAGATCGTAGCCTGACCGCATCTCACGGCCTGCGCGTTCCCATGCTTCCTCCGCAATCTCGGTGAACTCCATGTTGAACGCTATTGTACCTGATGTAGTCATTTTCTACCCTCTAGCTGCACGCATGATTACCTCATTTTACAAGCACGTACGCCCTTTTTAGCCATCCCAGCGCCACGGACAGATTTACCTGCTTTATATCCGGGTACTTTACCGCCGCCCATCATCTTTTTGACTTTTCCGCCTTTTTTAGCCATAGGCATAGGCGGTTTGTCCATACCCGCCATCACACCTGCAGGAGGGGCAGACGGGGCCATAGGAGCAGGAGCAGGGGCAGGGGCAGGGGCAGGGGCAGCTCTGCGCTTTATTCGCTCACGTCGAAGTCTTTCCTCTAACCGCTTACGTTTCATCGCAGGAGTTAACACAGGTGACGGGCCTCTTGTACCACCGGACGGACCTACACTTGACGGCTCACCTTCAGGTACACCACCGGGGCGCAGTCTAGGACGAAGTGACTTGACAACACCGGGGGTATTTGGGTCTACCATGTTACCGTTTGCGTATTTCTTCATTTTCTTCATAGCTCTATCTCCTTTTAACTGTGTGCCCATCTGCGCACGACCAATAGTCATTTAACAATTCCACTTACGTAAGCTCTTGTTTATGCGGCTATCTGGATCATTGGCCGTTTTAGAGCTAGTGTTTTTCTTCTTCATACCCGACATACGGGCGCAGAACGACTTGCGACGGTTTGCGGCCTTAGAACCCTTTTTTAGTTCGCTAGGCTTCTTGGTTACCGCAGTCTTTAACTTACTACCGGGATTTGCGCGTTTGTAACTATCCACGCCTTTTTGGTTAAGTCCACCGGACTCACTTTTACCCGCTTTACGGGTCCAAGCAGGAGTTTTCGTGCTCCCACCAGACTTAAAGTACCTACGCATAGAAGAACGTCATCATGTCGATGGTAGCAACTGTGTACTGCACAGTCATACCGTCTTTAAACAAGAGGCCCTCCGCAGGGATAGTTCTATCTACAGTGGTGTTATCAGTGCCAATAGTGCGTGATTTGAACAGGATAGTGCCGTCTTCAGGCGTGCCATTGTAGTAGTTTACGATACCCGCAGTGCCACCAGACACGACAGAAAATCCTTTAAGGCGTATACGTCCGCCACCGCCGATTGCCTGTGCTGCGCCTGCGAGACTACCTACAGTAATGTTACCTGCATACTGCGCGGAGCAAACCACTGAGGCGACCGTCTTAAAGTATTTGGTGCCATTCACTGCTTCAGCAGAGCCGGTCGATGTTATAACTTCTGAAATAACATTATCGAACACGTCTGTCCCAGTGATTGTGGTTGTCTTACCGTTATCGCTAGTTCCCGCCGTAGTGACAGACAAAAGTCTAGCGCCCCCAGAAGCAAACGTCGTGTTTGCTAGTGTCGCGGTTGTGTTTGGCCTCGCTGCGGTAACAATCCAGTCCCCATCTGCAACGACCTCATCGCTTACCGTGACAGGGATTACGTCTGATGCAAAAGTTGTCATACCAATCTCCTAAATTGTAGGCGGGGGATCAACCCCGCCAGATTGATTACCCTATATTCATGTTAATCAATGAATACTCTGTGTTTGCAGACACAGCCATAACATCACCGACTTCTTGCAACACGTTATCCGTTGCCGGGGCAACACCGCCAGCCGTACCACCCGAACGCACTGCCGCATTACCGACAACCAGAGTGCCTACAGTCAACAAAGCCGCTGGTCCTTTAATAACAGCCCAACCATAATAATCTGCTGTCATGTCAATAACAGTAGCACCTATTACAGCACCTGTTTCAGCCGCCGGAGCAACGATGAGATTAGTGTTTGGATTCTCTAGCAAGGATAACTGCGAACTTGTTGTCAAAGCGGTTGCTAAAGCATCGTACGTGGTGATGACTACCGAAGGATCAGCAGAATGGTCATGTACAGGATTAGATTTCACCCTAAGCATCTGCCCTTCACCATTTACATCATTAACCCAAAGGTAACCGTCTGCGTACTGGTTTAATGTTAAATCTGTACCGCCTGTTTCTACAGATATCGCTGTTTCACCTGCGGCCACTGTAGCAGTAGCTGTCATATTAGAATGGTGAGCAACAACTGCTGCGTGCTGTAATAGTTTACCTGCAGTTATCGCAGTTCCACCAGCTTCAACATAACGATAGACATTGTTACCGTACACAAGCGTAGAACCTAGTGGAAAAAGCTGTGTAGCACTTTCTGCATAAGGATTAGCAGTGTTATACTGACTTCCGCCTTTGCCTATAATAAGATCGGCTGGCCCGTATCCTGTTGCTGCTGCGTACTGGATATGTCCACCCGCAGTATTATAGATATTACCACTAGAATTTACAACTAAACCATCGGTAATAGCGCCCGTAGCGGCAGTTGTAGTAATAGTCTTAAACCCGTTTTTAGACCGTACTGGTCCGTCAAATGTTGTATTAGCCATGTTGATCTCCTGTCGTGGCTATAGTCAGCCACATTATGCGGCTGTCAGGGATGGGTGCATTATATACAAAACAAAACAAAAAGAAAGGGGCCACCGAAGTAGCCCCCATCTCAACAAACTTTGCCTTTGCAGTGCGAATCCTAGCCCAGCAAAGTAATTGTTTACGCTCCGGGTGAACCGAAGATACCCAGTGGGTCAGATACACCAAACGAATAACGCTCACGTGCTTTGTAGCGGCTGTTGCCGGTATCAAAGTCAGCGTCC